AAGCGCTATGAAGCAAGCAAAGAGGAAAATTTTGTTCAAACAATTACGGACGAACTCGCAAAGGTAAAAAAGGACAAACAAACGTACGTACGAATACACGATAGCGGCGATTTTTACTCACCGGCGTACTTTGCAAAGTGGCTAGAAATTGCGCGACTTAATCCGTCCGTCCGTTTCTATGCTTACACGAAATCGCATTCGTTTATCCGTGGTATACAATTGCCTGAGAATATGGACTTAATTTTTAGCCTAGGATCAACTAAGGACGAACTAATTAACCAGGACACCGAAAGGCATTCAAAGATATTTTATTCAGCTGAGGAAATGCAAGCGCAAGGCTACACGGATTCGAGCTATTTAGATTTAGTTGCTACAAAGTGGATCACAGAGAATCACAAAATAGGGTTAATCATTCACTAATAAAAAACACTAATAAAATGCAAGATTTATTCGAATACCCAGAAATTTGGCCCGCTAATTTGCGGGCTATTTTGGCGCGTTACATGGCAAAGGAACAAACGTACACGAACTTAATACAGCTTGAAAACGACTTATTAAAAATAGGCTATTCGATTGAGTACGGTTTAGATTGTATGGCATACAACTTAAACAAAATAAACAAATGAGAAAGCCCTATTTTACTATTCATTCAGTTAAAGCGCTCGAAAGCCGGGCGTTTTCTGTATTTCGTGCAAATATTGAGAACACGACGGATAAATTAGAATTAGCTAGAAAGCTTTACCCAATTGAATTTTGGTATATAGAATTCCACGACGTTAAAATTAGCGTTCGCCCTATTTATGGCGCGTAATTTACGGGCGTATTTTAACGCGTTTAAGATGTTTAAATTTTAGCGTATAGATTACCACTAATAAAAAAAAATCGCTTTGCTACGGGCTTAAAAATAGGCTGTATTGAATCGCAAAGATTAACGATTAACTGTAGTATAAAACAAAATAGGTAGACGAAACCCAAAGGTAGACGAAACCCGTAGACGAAACCCAATGCAGTAGTAGAAAACAAAATAAGTAGTGGAAACTAGCGGGAAAAATTTAGCGCTTTGATTCGTAGACGAAAACAGAACCAAAGTAAAAAAGCTAAGTAGTTTAATAAAATTAAATAAGTAGTAGCAAACCTACTACAAATGTCTAAAATTTTGCGGCCGCAAATTACGACCTGAACAAATAAGTAGTGGAAAACAAAATAAGTAGTGGAAAACAGAACCAGCGCAAAACCCTAGACGAAATCTAAATACCTAGTGGAAATTAAAACCACTAGTGGAAATTAAAACTGGATCGCGCCAGTAGTGGAAAACATAATTTCCCAGGATGTAGTGGAAATTAAAACCGCTAGTGGAAATTAAAACCACTAGTGGAAATTAAAACCACTCAAACAAAAAAATTACCGCTAGTGGAAAACAGAAATAAATTTTACAATTCACTTGCAATTAATTATACAGAAGTTTGTACATTTACATCACACTAAAACACACACACAAAATGCTAAAAGATCACCACTTTATTTTTGAGCAATCGGGATTCAGTCTCGAGCTTGAATCTTTCGAGAACGAAGGAATTGTTCTTGACCTTTATTTCGGTAATGGAAAATCGCTCACGCTAGAACTTTACGACTGTTTAACAGAAAGATTCTCCGACCATTACCGCACGATTTGTGCAATTCTTGATCCTTTTATTATTGAACAATTAGAAAACAACGTACAATTATGCTTTACGAAATGATGACCGCCACAGAATACGGAGTATTGCGTGGCTTTAGCGAAAAATCAACAAGAGTTCACCAGATTATCAGGTCTGGAGTTAATCCGCCCGAGTGGGTGCATCCGCCTAGAAAGCTAGGAAATCAATGGGTAGTTTTTGTTTCAACTGAATGGATAGAAAATGGTAGAGGAAATAATTGAGCAATGGATTCTCGAGAACTACGGAAAACTAGCCGATAGTGAAAAATTCGAGATAATGAAAACCTTCGAATTGTATTGGGATCAATTTAATTTCCCATACGCTGAGATTAAAACGCTAAAAAAATACCCACCCCCCCCCTTTTTTTCCTAACTAAAACACAAACACAAAATGAAAGAACTAATTGCAATTCAATCCGAGCTTAAAGCTCCAAAGAACCAGTTTAACGCGTTCGGCAAGTACAAATACCGTTCAGTTGAGGATATTCTCGAAGCTCTTAAACCTTTGCTTCTAAAATATGAATGCACCTTGATTATCGAGGACGAAGTAAAAGAGGTAGGCGGAATTGTCTTCATTGAGGCAACCGCATCGATTCAAAAAGACATGGAAGGCCGAGCGGTTACGGCGCAAGCTGGCATCGACATTAACCGGAAAGGAATGGATGTTGCGCAAAGTTTCGGAAGTTCCAGCTCATATGCTCGAAAGTACGCGCTTAACGGACTTTTTCTCATCGATGATACAAAAGACCCAGATTCTACGAACGACCATGGTGGTAAAAAAGAGGAGTTAAATCCTTCGCACTTAAAGTGGAATGGAGCAAAAGATTCTTTAGCTAGTGGAAAAGTAACGCTAGAGCAAATTAAGTCGGTTTATATTTTAACATCACAAAACGAAAAACTATTATTATCATGAATTTTAAATGTAGAGCAAGCGCACTTGGTCATTTGATGACTAACGCTAGAAGTAAAACAGAAACTTTGTCTCAAACGACAAAAAGTTATTTACAGGAATGGTACAAAGAGCAGATTTACGGAGTAAAAAAGCAAATCAAATCCAAATACATCGAAAAAGGATTGGCTTTGGAAGATCAGGCTATCGAGTTTTATTCTGTAGCTATGGAAAAGGATTTTATGATTAAAAATCTGGACAAATTTGAAGACGATTTCTTTACAGGAACTCCAGATTGTTTTCACGACGGAATAGTCTATGACTTTAAAACCTCGTGGGACTGCTTTACTTTCCCTCTGTTCGAAGATCAGCCTGATAATGGGTACTTCTATCAGTTGCAAGTTTATATGCATCTGACGGGCTTAAAAAAGGCCAAATTGGTTTACACGCTTCAGGACACGCCAGAGTTTTTGACTTACGAGGAACCGGTAAGCTACGCGCACGTGGAAAACAAGTTCAGAATCAAGGAATTTGATATCTATTACGATTTAGAAGTAATTGAAACTGCTAAATCAAAAGTATTGGAATGTAGAGAATATTTAAACGGAATCGGAATATGAAAAAGCAGACGGCAGTACAACAAGCGATAGATATGGTTAGAAGCAGAATGGAATCTATGGACGATACTTTGATGGGCAAGCATTCTGCCCATCATCTGCAACAGGTAGAAAGATTGTTATATAATCTGTTACTAGATGAGAAAAATCAGATTTCAATGGCACATCTAGAAGGAGCTACAAAAATGCACCATAAGGAGTATAAGTCTGGAGATGATTACTATGAAGAAACCTACGGAAAGAAATGACTACCCTACCCCCCCCCTATAAAATCACTAAACAAATGACACCTAAAGAAAAAGCTATAGAAATTTATACTAAAATGTTTGATCAAATATTTGCTTATTATGCAACTGATAATTTAGCAAAAGGATGCGCAATTTTAGCAGTAGATGAAATTATTGATGAAATAATTGAAATTGATTCTCAAATGTCAGAAACACATATTTTGGATAAAAATTTAAAATACTGGATAGAAGTAAAAAAAGAAATAGAGAACCTATGACATCACTAAATCAGGAACAGAAAGACGAGATAGTTAAGCTATATAAACTTAAAGTAATGAATAAAAATATAGCTACTATACTCAATATTAGTAGGCACATAGTAAATAATTATATCTACAAAGACTATTTGCTTACAAATGAGAGAGCCAAAAATACGTGCGCTTACATGAAGGATGCGGATCAAGTAATTGAATTGTATGTTAAAGGTCTTCCGTATAAAGAAATTATGTCTATGACTGGTGTAAAATACCATCATTTGTGCGAGTTGATAAAACTTACACCTAAAAGAAGAATTGATCCTTTATCTATAAAATTAGTTAGGCAAATAGAAAGAATGGTAGAGGAAAATTGGAGAACTTGCGACATAGCAAAAGAGTTAGATTTAGAGTACAATCGAGTCTCACATTGGGTTAGAAAAGCACGAAAGGAGGGTGTACACTAGTGTACACTAAGTGTACACCTAAGTGTAAACCAAAATCGGCCTCCATTGGCTCCAATCGCAATAAGTGAACACTTTGAACACTTTTTGACAAAAATGAAAAAAAATAAATTTTCACCTAGTCAAAAAAAATACATTATAAAAAAAAGTGTAAACCTGTAAACCTAGTGCAAAAAACGGCCTAAAATCCCGCTAATTTAAGCGCATTGGCACTTTAGGGGGGTTTACACTAGGTGTAAACTAAGTGTAAACTTGTGTACACTTTTTTGCCAAAAACGACCCTACCCCCCCCTCTTTTTTTCAAACCTTTGTAAAACACAAAAATGAACGTAACACTAGGAAGAGCAATTAACTTACTGAACTCAGGGTTCAGCGTCATACCCATATCGGAGGGTAAAAAACCTCTGATTTTATGGAAGGAGTACCAGACAAAAAAGATAGAAAAGTCAGAATTAGAGAAGCTCGAATACAAGACTAAAGGATACGGTATTATAACTGGTTTTTACGATGTTGAATGTATAGATGTAGACTTAAAAGTATTTACAACCATTCAAGACGGAAAGAAGTTCTGGAGTGACTTTATTTCTTTTATATCAGATTATATTGATGACTTTAATAGAAAGTTTGTAATATATAAGACTATAAATTCAGGATATCATATTATCTACAGATGCTCGAAGGTAGAGGGAAATAGAAAGCTTGCAACACTCAAGGGACATTCTCAAGCCTTAATAGAAACTAGGGGAACTGGTGGATACATTTACATCTACGACAATCAAGTATCTGATTTGTCTTATGAGCAAGTGCAGGAGATCACCGAAGAAGAAAGAGAGATTCTGTTTGGATTGTGTCGGTACTTCCACTACGATGAAGCCAAGGAGGAAACTAAAATTGAGATCACAGAATATACTGGACTTACTCCGTGGCAGGATTACAATCAGAGAAACAAGGTGCTAGATTTAATTGCAAATGAGTTTACCGCAGTTAAGCACCTTACGGATCGAATAGTGATAAGAAAAACTAATTCTAAGGATGCCTTGCATGGATTTATATACAAGGATAGCGGATTGTGTTATCTCTTTACTACGGCCACGATTTACCCTCATGAGACACCTTTAACTCCGTTTAGTATCTACGCTTACAAGTACTTTAATGGAGATTTCTCAATGGCTGCAAAAGAGCTGTACAAGGAAGGCTACGGAGAGCGCAAGATTCGCAAGGTAGAAATAGAGAAGATTGATATTCCGCAGGAGGATTTAATATTTCCTATTGATGTGTTCCCAGAGTCATTGCAGAGTTATATTCTGTTAAATCAGAAAACACTTAATCATTCTATTGACTACATGGGTAGTTCATTGCTTTGGCTTTTGTCTTTGTGCATTGGAAACGCTTGCAAGGTAGAGGTAAAAACAGGATGGAGGGAATCTTGCAACATTTGGATCGGATTAATAGGTAAGGCAGGACTAGGAAAAACACCAAGTATAAATGCCATAATCTTCCCGATTGCTAAGAAAAATAGCTTTGAGATTAAGCATTACCAGAACGAGTACAAAAAGTACAAGGAATACGAGCGGTTGACTGCAAAGGAAAAAAAGGATGTAGAGGAAATTAAAGAGCCCGTAAGAAAGCAGCTAATTGTAAATGACATCACAGTAGAAGCCTTGGCGGATTTGCACGAGGAAAATCAAGTAGGAATTGCTGTATTTAAGGATGAGCTAAACGGGTGGATCAAGGACATGAATAAGTACAAGCCTGGCTCTGATCTCGAGTTTTGGCTATCATGCTGGTCTAATCAAGCAGCGATTTTAACTAGAAAGTCTGCAAAAAGTAGTTTTGTTGCAAGTCCATTGATTCCGGTGCTAGGTGGTATACAACCTGGAATATTTTCTCAGATTTCCACCATGGAAAACAAAGACAATGGATTCCTAGACAGATTGCTAGTAAGTTACCCAGACAAGGAGATTGAACATTACAACAAGAACTCAATTGACCAAGAAATATTGGATTGGTACGAAGCTTACATTAGTCAATTCTATAACCTAGTGAGAAACCAAGTTTTGCAGTACAATAAGTTTGGAGAGATTGAAAGTAGAATAATTCGATTTGATAGCAAAGCAGATATTGAGTGGGAGCGTATCTTTAACAATATTACAGATTTGCAGAACTCCGATGACATCTCGGAATATGTGAAATCAATGTTGAGTAAGCAAAAAGCTTATGTGCCTAGATTTGCTTTGTTGATTAATACGCTTTGGTCATTCGAGACCGGAAAGAATTTTGATTTTGTTACTAAGGAATCTTTGCTGAAGGCAGAAAAGTTGAGCAACTACTTTATTGCAATGTCAAAGAAAATTAAGATTAGCAGCTTGGAATCAAATGAGCTTAGTGAGATTATCAGGTCTATGAAAAACGAGTCAATAGAAAAGAAAATCGAGATGATTAATAAGACCATCCCAGATTTTAACCGCTCTGAGTTAGCAGAGTTACTAAATGTAAGTAGAACAACGATTTATAAACACCTAAAAAAATGATTGAAGCACTAGACGAAATATCAGAAATTCCTTTTGATGTATTCTGGGATAAGTTTAATGAAGCAAGACCTGGGGATTATGATAAGACATACACCCAAGGGATTTGGCTAAAAATGAGAGAAGCAAATAGGGTACTTGCATTTGAATACCTATGCAGGTTTGGAACAGATTATTATTGGCCACATCACCATTTAGATGCATTTGATTTACCATTTTAAATACCCACCCCCCCCCTATTTAATATGAAACCACTCGAGATTCTAAAACAGCTCAAGCAAGAATCGATGCTAGAATCCTATCCAAATGTGCCTAAGTACGCTATTTCAGCGCCAAAGTACGAGGACAAGACCGCAAATGGACTAACTAAATGCGTGAAGGAGTTCCTTGAGCTTAGTGGATATCAAGCGGAACGAATTAACACTATGGGTAGGCCAATAGACAACCGGAAGCAAGTAACCGATGTAATAGGCAGAACCAAGACCATTGGCTCCATGACATGGGGTAAATCAACGGCAACCAAAGGATCAGCGGATATTTCTGCTACAATCCTAGGAAGGTCGGTAAAGATAGAAGTCAAGATAGGAGCAGATAGGCAGTCAGAACACCAGAAAATCTATCAAGAAGCTATTGAGAAGTCTGGAGGTCACTACTGGATAGTGAAAAACTTTGATGACTTCTATAAAAAATATGAAAATTTTCTTTTATCCAATAAATCAATAAGTTAATATTACAAGACAAACCAAAAACAAACAAAACAATGGCAAATTTATCAGAAATCTTCCTAAAGCAGGAAACATTAGAAACCCTACTTACAACCGTAAAGGCAAAGGGTTTAAAAGGAGTCTCTCTAACCATCTCAATGAACGATGAGGCGAACGATTACGGACAGAATGTGCAATCCTATGTCTCACAGACAAAAGAGGACAGAGAGGCTAAAAAGCCTAAATTCTGGACAGGTTCAGGCAAAGTATTTTGGTCTGATAATAAACCAGCAATGGTAGTAGAAAAAAAGCAAGCGCATCAATCTAAAGCTCAATATGCCGAGAAAGAAAGCAACGACCTCCCATTCTAAGTTTATCCTCAAGCGTAGGTTTATTACTAAGTTCAACGAATTCACAGAGTGGCAAGATATCGGATATGGAGAGTTTCTCTCCATTGAAGATGTCCAAGACAAAATAAAGATGCTAATTCAGAACTATAAAAATAAGCACATTGAGGTACACTTTGAAATGAATGGTAAATTGCTAGATTTTAATGGAAATGAAATATCACATCCAATTAAATTTACTCCAAAATGAAAAAGCGTCTTTTGCAGTTACTTAAATTTATAAATACAGCTTTAGGTTTTATGACCTGCCTATATTTAATAAGTAAGTCTCTAGGGATGTTTGCATTGGTACTTGCTATTTTCGTCATATACTTAAACTTCAAAATTGATGAAATACTCAACGGAACAAATTAAAAGAGCAGTTAGATCATGCGTATGTTGCCAAAATAATGGCTTAAAAGTACATCTTGACATGGAAGACCATCCAGAAGCTGGAGAGATATTTTTTAACCATTTTAGTGGCATTGTGGAGCCTAGGCTTACCCAACTGCTTGAGAATACTAGATACGTTATTAAACTACAACTTATTACAAGACACTTACAACACAATTACAAATGATAAAATACAAATATGAAGAATTAGACTTTCATGTCGATTCAGAATCTGGAAACTTAGTTATCGACTACGGAGAAAATATAGTTGAAATAGAAAATCACATTGCAATAGAGCTTGTTGAAATATTGAGGCAGAAACTCTATTTGCATAGAGAACAAAAAGAAAGTGTAATCAAACGATTCTTTAAATAATGGAAGAAGCTCAAGTACTCAATCCCTTTGGATACCTATCTGCTACCAAGGTACTCGATGAAAACCGAAAACCTAGTGAGTGGTGGATAGAATACATTTCTATCAATCAAGTAGTAGCTGAAAACGAATTCTATGTTCTTTTTTCAGATGGGTTACTGGTTAAAAAAGGAAGGTCTAAGTTTACGACTAGCCAGTATTTAAAATCAGAGAAATTTGTATCGTTTAAGCAATTTTTGGCACAATGTTACAATTAGTGCCGAATTATAGTACCTAGTCAGGTGGTGGAATGAAGACACACATTGGAACTGCTTGTAAAAGTAATGGCACATTGAGATAACCTTAGATGTGCGTGCAGGATCATAGCCTGCCCTGACTACAAGGCTAAGCGATCCCACCTGCCTACAATTGGGATGTGAGTTGTTAGTAGGTAGCCTTTCTTATTACGGCATAAATGCCACAATTAAAACAAAATGATACCACCTTTTGCAATTCAGGTAGAAGAAGTTCTTGAGCAGATTCATAAAATGCTTATCGACAAGAATCGTAAGTACGGCAACTCTGCATTAGAACCTATAGGAGTATTTAGTCAGTTGTCCGCAAAACAAGGACTACTGATTCGAATTGATGACAAGCTTAAGCGAATTAAGAATGGAAGCTTAGAGAAAGATGATGAGGACGTAGTAAATGACTTAATTGGTTACCTTGTCCTGCTCAAGATCAGCGATAATGTAAAGTAGTTTTTACAAAATGCACAATAAATGTGTAATATATTGCACATTATTAAAGTTTTTACCACTTAATGAATGAAAAATCATGCCAGATATCACAATGTGCCTAGGGACAAACTGTCCCTACAAAGAAAGCTGCTACAGATTTACAGCTAAGCCAAGCGAGTATATGCAATCCTATTTTATTAATCCTCCTATTAAGGACGGAAAATGTGATATGTATTGGGGTGATTTAAGCGAAGCTATTTGGGGTCAGCTTAAAGATATCGTGAAACCTAAATAAGGCGAATCTGCCACAATTAGTAAAAATTCATGCATTTATAACGTGTC